TTACATACACGCGTATATAGAGACTATAAAATAGGTAATTTAGGTAATTTAGGTGCGTATAACAGTATTACCTAATTTATCTAATTTATCTAATTTAACCTTATATATGAAAAGTTTGTAGTTTTGTAGTTGTATTTAATGTAAGTATTAATTTTACTGATTTTGAATTACCTACATTCTACCTACAAAGTCACCTACAAACTACATTCTCATTTTTTTTAATTTTTTCTTAACCTACAAAGTTTGTAGGTAATTTTGAGATTGTAGGTGACTTTGTTTGTCACTTTGTAGGTAATTTTCCCACCTAAATTACCTAAAATATAAAAGTTTGAAAAAGATTGTAGTTTTTGTAGTTATACCTATTTATCTTTTTTTTTTTGAATCCTCTCTGATTGCCGTAATCACCGTACTTCAGTGGTGTTTTATGACGTTCCCAGCCTTCCATATTTTCAAGGATGCCGTTGACTTCCATACTGTCTGAATTTTTAATGTAAGCCTTTTTCATCTCGAAGCATTCGACCAGTATTTCTGCCGCACAGACTCTGTCCCTCGGAACTGTTTTTATCCCTGATTTGTCAAATCCTTCGAAGTAGTAGTTTTTTCTTTTGGCCGTTCCCCATTTATGCCAGTCTTCAGGGATTTCTTTCTCAAGGAAATCCTTCACCATCCCCTCCCTGGAATTTACGATTCTGTGTTCTTCCTGCTTCTGTTCTGCGATTTTAAGTTCTTCCCCTGTCAGGAATAGGCTTTCACCCAGTACGTAGTTCATGTATGCTTCTGCCCATATCTGATCTCTTTCGGCATCAAGGTCTTTCCATATACTCTTTTTAGGTTTTTCGGTTCCTACTTCGACTGGCCAGAACCTCCTGTTCCCTGTCCTGTCCCTTAGGAACTCACTGTCGTTTGAAGTTCCAAAGAACACACATCTTCTCGGGTATTTCTCGGTCACGTGGCCATACGCTTTCCTGTATATGTCGTCCTGCTTACTCAGGAACTGTTTTATAAGATTGGTTTCACTTCTGTTGAATCCTGTAAGTTCTCCAAGTTCATTTATCCAAGTTCCCTGAATCAATTCTGCGGCTTCTTTGCCTTCGAAAGTCTGAAGGCTGTCCGAGTACCACTCACCTCCAAGTTTAGCAAGGAAAGTACTCTTGCCTATACCTTGCTTACCTGTGAAGATGGGCATGTAATCATACTTCACCCCGCCATCGATAGCCCTTGCAACCGCAGCCGTCAGTGATATTCTCATAACTGCCCTTGTATAAATGTCATCCTCCGCCCCTAGATAATCACTCAGAAGAGTTTCCAGCCTAGGCGTGCCATCCCATCTGACACTTTCGAGGTAGATTTTCACGCTGTTGTACTTGTTCTTGTTTGACACTATGAGAAGAGCATCGTTTACCTTGTTTACTCCTGTAAGGCTGTATCTGTTTTCAAGGTAGTTTCTCAATCCGCTGTCATCCACTTCCTCGTACTGTCTTACAAAGTTACGGCTGTCCCATGGAAGAGCCCCCGTAACCATCGTCCTGTTGGCAAATTCATCTATTGCGAACTTCCCTTTCAGGTTGATATCATTGTCCAGCACGAGTTCCATATTTTTTATTGTTCTCGCATTATTACCTTTATCGTTCTGTTCCAGCTGATCCATCCATGACAGATCTGTTGTTTCATCATCCACTGTTGTGAAATCCCTGGCCGCCTTTTCGTACTGTTCCCTGTTGAGTATTGCGGACACTTCCCTTATACCCCTCGCAAGTTTTGACATTTCGATAAATGACGGGTATCTGTTGGCGGGTGTACCATCCTTCACATCCGCGTCCATGTCCGCGAACTTGTGGAGCCTTACCATGTCGAATGCATTGCACAGCTTACCTCCTGCAGGGTCAGTGGCATGGTGCGAGTACACGAAGACGTCGTCATAAATTACAGCTCCTCCATAAGTGCTCCCCTGGGTATAGGTCATTCTTTTTCCATCATCAGATATGTCGTACTCTTCCGGAATAAACTTTTCCACAGCCTCGGCTATGGTGAAAGTTTTACAGAAAGCTCCTATTATCCCTGATTTTTCAAGAGGATTTTCCTGTTTTTTAAGCATCTTTTCTGCCATTTTTTCCGTTCCCGGAACCTGTGGCCACTCTGTCATATCCTTCCAGTCCTCATACATTGCGAGGATCCCGTCAACTGACAGCGGAGCCTTTTCAAGATTGAACCTGTATAGATACCTGCTGTCCACCGAACAGCTTGCCCAGAACATCAGCCTAGCGGGTTCAAAGGTGGTAGGGTCGCACATGGCCATACCTATCATCTGAGCCACTTTCCTTGCCACAGGCTCATATTCATCGGGGGACATGCTCCTGTCTGTGACAATTATAACTCTTAATCTCGGTCTGCTCTCCATGTGCTTACGTGTGCTGTACACGGCGTAGGACATGTTAAGGCTTTCAACTTTATTAATAACTTCTTCCGTTTTTCCTGGCTCGATGTTATCCAGGTCTAACGTTATTAAGTCCCTTGACAGCAGGTTTACATTTTTTCTTATACCGTCCTTAAGCTTTCCCGCAACAAAGCCTCCGACGTCCTTAAGCTCATCCTGTTTCGCCTTCGGCAGTTTCAGGAAGTCTTCAAACTTTTCGGCAGTCCTTGTCGGTGTTTCAAGCCTCTTGACGAACTCGCTCCATAAAAGCTTTTCTGTTTTCCATCTTGTCTCCTTCCTGCTACCTGCAGTACTTATCACTATTTCCCTGTTGTACATTTTTACCTCCTTCCTAATCCTTTTTATAATATCCCGTTTCAAATCCGTCTGCCCTCAGAATCAGCCCTTTAGCCCATCTGAGTTCCTCCCCCATCAGGTCGCACACTTCCTCTACAGTGACGTCCATCGGGGCTTCCAGCACAACTTCATCGTGTATGTGCATCACTATCTTATATCCCTTATCGGTCAGCTTAAGAATTGTTGCGGCGAGACAGTCACGGGCTATTGCCTGCACAATGTTCTCCACGAGCTTTCCGCCATACGTTTCCGACGTTTCCCATTTGCCTGAAACCTGATTCGGTGCCTTGTAGGTGATTACCGTTGCACCCCAGCTGTTCTCCCTTGTTCCGGGGCTTACATAGTGGAGCTTACGGCCACTCGGAAGGGTTACCGTCAGGAAGTCGAGCCCTTTTGCAAGATCCCCTTCCCTCGAAAAAAGTATTCCGTTTACCGCCTGTCTTGTTCCATTAAGCACCACTTCTGCGGCCGCGTTTCCTACGGCATACCACAGGTCAACTATTCTCTTATTTGAATTTCTCCACATTCTGACAATTTCAGGAAGTTCCTCCTCAGTAAGTCCCATATTAATCGCACCCATGGCCATGAGGGCTCCGCTTGACCCCTGATAACCGAGTGCAAGTTCTGCAACCTTCCCTTTCTGCCTTAAGTGATAGTTCTCCTTGCCTTTTGCTATTGTAGATATGTCCACACCGAACATCTGTGATGCCGATGCCTCATATATTTTTCCGTGAGTCCTGAACACGTCAAGCCTCCACTGTTCTCCTGCAAGCCATGCGATTACTCTTGCTTCTATTGCCGAAAAGTCGGCGATTACAAATTTCTTTCCTTCCTCCGGAACAAATGCCGTACGTATCAGCTGGCTTAAAGTATCAGGAATGTTGTCATACAGAATGTCTAAAGTCAGCAGATCCCTCCTTTTTACCATGTTCCTTGCATCGTCAAGGTCTGACATATAGTTCCTAGGCAGGTTCTGTACCTGCACAAGTCTTCCAGCCCACCTTCCTGTACGGTTGGCACCATAGAACTGTAGTAGTCCTCTCACACGTCCGTCTTCACATAGGGCATCTTTCATGGCCACATATTTCTTCGTGCTTGTCTTACTCAGTTCCTGCCTTATTTCAAGCACTCTTTTTACGTCCCCTTCAGTTTCTCCGATAAGATTTTTAACTGTTTCCTTCTGAAGATTTTCAGCATTTACGCCTTTATCTTTTAACCATTTCAGTAACTGCACTGTACTGTTAGGATTCTCAAGTCCAGTCAGTCCCTTCGCCTCATTCAGCAGATATTCGTTCCAGGTGTCACTCACGAACAGGGCACTTTCAACAAGCTCACTGTCCACTTTTATTCCTTCGGCATTCATTCTGACATCAGTATGCCACAGCTTCCATTCAAATTTTGGAAGTTTTATCCCTTCGAGTTTTTCCTTTATTGACATTTCTGCCACCACGTCCTGCCTGTTGTAATCTTTGTATAGTTCCCACTTTTCAGGCTCGTGGCGTGGCATGTTCCTTGTTCTTCCGCCGTTCCTCTTTGTAGGTTTGCATGGAACGGAGAAAAGTCTTATAAGAGCCTTACCCGTTGCAGATTTTTTCTTGTCGTTTTCAAATCCCATTGCCTTCCCGACCTTGTCCAGTCCTCCTGGATAACCTGCATAATATGCATGTATCATGGTACATCTCCACTGTTCAAGATTGGTCTTGTACCCTGCCTGGTTAAGGCAGTACCATTCAAAAGCTGCATTATATGCCCTCAGTTCCGTTTCCCCGTCATTGAGCATCTTCACAACATCCTCTGGCACTGCCTCGCCTTGTGCAAGGTCTATCACTTCAACGGGCGACCCGTTAAGTGAATAGGCAAAAAGAAGGATTTCAAAATCCGTACTCTGTGCATACTTATACAGTCCTGTTTTTGAAATATCCTCACTGCTGTAAGTTTCAATATCTATGTTCAGTACATTCATTCGTTATCCTTCCTTTTTAATTAATATAGTTCTTCATCCTCAACCGGAGCGAAGTCCTGCTGAGCCGTTCTTCCTCCTGCAAGCGGTTCTCCGTCCGACACCTTCTGTACATTTCCAAGTCCTGCACCTATTCCTTTTTTCCCTGTAAACATGTAAGGGAAAAAGTTGACTGTGACATTTGCATAGATTCCGCTATATATTTCAGACTGATCCATTATAGGATTCACATATTTATCCACTACCTGAGGCGGATAATCCGTTTTTGCTGATGCCGTAAACACCCAGTGGCCTTTGCATTCAGGTCCGAAAGGTTCCCCGTTCTGTTTTACTCCGTCCCCGTCCCATATAGGAGTCGGAACATGAGGAGGCTTGACACCGTTCCATTTTTCAGCTGTTCCTATCTTTATCGCCTCCGCAATTGCAGCATCAATTTTCTGTTTTGCTACTGTATCTGATTTTGGTACGAGAATTGTTGCGCTGTATTTTTCTTCCGCTCCCGGAGTTGCTGCATGTGGTTTAAACAAGTGTACAAAGCTTAGTCTTCCTCTTACGTTTATTCTAGTGTTCTGATTTTTTTCCATATATTATCATCCTCTCTTAATCTATTATTTTTTCAAATTCATCTTCAGCATTAATAACATCATTTATATACGGAGCCCTTTTATCCGACTCCATTACAAGTGTAGGCTTACCTTTAGGTTTTATTACCAGTTCACCCACGTAGTCATTAAAATCTTTCTTCCCTATTGCCCCTTCGAGCTGGCTTAATGTAAGCATCTTACGTTCATACATCAGCTCCTCGGCTATCCCTTTGTCCTTCAGTATCTCAAATGCCTTTTCCGTATCCGAGAACGTTCTCACCGACCTTCCTTCGACAAGCTTCCACCCTGGAACTGTTTCACCTTTCAGGATTGCCTGCTGGCAGTAGTTCTCAATGTCCTTGACCCATTTCACGACGTCCTGTGCCCTTTTAAGTATGTCACCCATTTCGGCATTACTTAAAATGTTACCTTTGAGTTTCATTTCAGTTTCGAGTTCCATATTCATTTCCGCCCTTGCCCTGCAGACTGCCTTCGCCCTGCAGAACGTACACTGTCCCGGAGCAAAATCCCCTTCGGCATTAAATGCCCTCTCGGCATTAGGCTTAACTTCTTTTTCCGCCCACTCCGTAAGTTCCTCAGCCGGTAGCTCCCACACCGAGATGCTGTCCAGTCTCGGCTGTACAATTCCCATATTCACCGTTTCTATGTCCTCGAACAGCGAATATTCAAGATACGCTCCTAACGAATAGAGCATAAGTTGCGGGTTATTTTCCGCAAATACAGGCACACCTTTTCCGTACTTTAAATCCCTTACATATAAGGTTTTATCGTAGACCGTAACGAAGTCACACGTCCCGAACCCTTCGGGCACATACGCACTGAAATCCACTTTCTTCTCAATTGATACCACTGCAGGTTTATCAAATGACATCATAAGCTCCTTTATATGCTCAAGATAGGCATCCGTGTAGGCATCCATCTCAGGCTTATACAGTTTATTTGCCTTAAGTTTCTTCAATCTGCTGTTGTAAGTCCGTGCACCCATCGGGCTTGTGTATTTTGTCAGCTTGAGTTCCGAAATCTCGTGTGCCAGTGTTCCCTCCTCGGCATATTCTGAAGTTGTTTCAGGGAACAGTTCCTCAAGCCTTGCACTTGGGTTGCAGTTCATCCATCTCGACGCCCCGCTTGCCGAAAGCAGGGCATGATCCCTTTCCTTGTGGTTTATCATATTCTCACTCCTAATTCCCTTAAATCGTTCGCAAATGCGTCATATAGCTTAGGGTCAAGTTCTGTCAGCTTTGACAGGTTATATTTCCCTTTTATTAATTTGGCGACCTCTGAGCCTAGATTCATCGTTGATGCCTCATGGCATCCTGCCTTAAGCTGATCATAGCTCCACCCCTGTGTTTCTTCCTTTGCAGGAGCTTCTGCTTTTTTAGGTTCTTCCTCTTTTGGGGTTTCTACATTTTTAACAGGTGTTTCTTCCTTTTTCTCAGGCTCCACTTTTACATCGTTCGTCTGCCAGTCTCCTGTTTCCTGCCTTGCATATTCTTCTTCTGCAGGTACCGGCTGCATAAATTTTTCAACTTTTCCAATTATATTTCCCGCAGAACTTGATAAGACTGCAGTGTTTCCCAAAACTTTTAACGCCTTTGAAAGATTTTCGATTATCGGCTTACTTCCTTCTTCAATTTCAAAAATTATTTTTACTTCCATTATTCCACGTCTCCTTTACTCTTAATATATTCATCAGCAGGTATCCATTCGATGTTGTCAAATGCGAACTCCACCATTTTGGTTATCACATCCACTTTGCTCCATCCTGTCTCATTTGACACGATGTCAAGCAGACTATGGGTGCTTGACCTTATTCTGATAGGCACTCCGTAATCCTTTTCATTTTTTATTATTTTCTTCGGTAATCTGAGCTTTTCCATCTGTCCTCCTATTCTCTTAATGCAAGTGGCATCAGCAAATATACCCACTTGCTGTCGGTTTCGCCTCTTACAAGCACTGCATTTCTTTCGTTCGACATTTCCATGACAGTCAGGCTGTCCTTAGACTTCCATAAATAGTCCGCCAAAAATTTGATGTTTAGTGAGATTTTTAAGTCTTCCCCTGTCTGCACTGTGTCAATTGTGTCTCTGTACTCAACGGCAAATCCGTCCTTTGCCTTTATTGTCAGCCTGCCTCCCCGGAAGTCAAGTATACCTCCGTTTTTCGCCTCCTTGTTGTATTTCGCAACTGTAAGCCCTTTTCTGAGCGATACGTGAAATACTTTCGTGTTCAAAAGCACCTTTTTGTCATTTTTTAATCCTTTGATTATAGTCCTGTAATCAGGGAACGAAAGCTTAACCGGTTCTGTCCGTATGTTGACGCTTCCAAGTCTGAAATTAATCTTTCCACTGATATCCGTCATTACCAATACTGTTTCTTCAACCCCCTGTATTTTTGACTTCAGGGCTTTTATTAGCCCTTTTACCACTTTCAGGGGGATACTGACAGATAAAGACCCCTGAGATTCCGTTATCTCTGTTTCACACATAGCCAGCCTGTAGGTGTCTGTTCCTACAGCTGTCAGTTTATTTTCTTCCATTTGCAGTCTCACGCAGTTTACCGCCAGATTCACCGGGTCGCCCGATGCCGAGAACTCCACTTTCTCCAAAGCTTCTTTAAGTTCCATTCTTTTTATTTTAAAATTCAACGCTTCCACAGTGTCCTCTTTAAATCCCGGATTGTACTCATGTAAAGGGATTTCCGAGGTATAATTTTTTGCCGTAATTTTTATTTTGTAATCATAAGTTTTAATTAATATCTCTGTGTCGGGAGCCTGTTTTAATGCAGTCTTGAACATCTTACAAGGTATGGCCACCTTTCCTTCTTCCTCCACATGCCCGTTAAGTCTGACTTTCGCACATGTCTCAGAGTCAGAAGCGAAGATTTCAATTCTGTCATTTCCGTCTGTCCTGATATGGACAAGCTTAAGATGTTCCATGCATGCCCTCTCGGTGCTTATGAAATTCTCAGCTATTTCGACTGCACCTAGGAGCTCCTTTTTCATTATCTTTAATTCCATATTGATTTTTCCTTTCGTTAGTGCTATACTTTTATTGTTATACTTTTATAATCAGTCGATATTGCCAGTATCGGCTTTTTTTAGTTCTGAAAGAATTACATAGTATTCAAATATTCCAGGTTTGGATTTTTCAAATTCTTCTGTATTTTTGTATATGTAAATCTTTTTTGGCGTGTCCCATTCATCCAATCTGCTCCATCTGTCTCCACAGCATGAGCAGTCAACCCCTTTCTCAACCCCGTCAAAATAAACTTCATTTGGAATGATTTCCTTGTCTGCTACTGCAAGATGTTTATAACTGTGTGTTGTGACTTCCATACATTTCACAGGCAGTATTAACATATTATCTTTGTAAGTTTTTCTTATCTCCTTAGAATATCCGCCACTGTTATTCTGCCAATACACATACATTTCCTTTATTTGCATTAAATCACCTCCTTTCCATCTTTATAAAGTTCATCCAGGATCATATAGTAATCTTCAATTGTTTCATAATAAATTCCTTCAATTTCGGGCATTTTTAGTCACTCTCCTTTTTTAATTTTGTATACTTTATTCATTACTTTGACTACATTTAAACCTGTTTTTGTAAGCTCAGAATCCTCAGAAATCAGTTTCTTCCTATTTAGCATCAGCAGTTCTGCCTTTGACACGAGTAACAGATTATCAATGCTGAGGTTCAGTTTGTTACCGTCTGCAAATATCACGGAATGTTTCTCCGGAATAGGCCCGTTTACTTCTGCCCAAATAAGCTTATGCTTGTACTCCCACACGTCAGGCTCCGCTATTTTTGTTTTAATGTATCCGTCTGTGGTTATCGCATCCTCGCCGACTTTCATTTTATTGTGAGGAATTGCCCCTTTTCTGAACGTTGTTCTGTTACCTGTTCCAGGGAACTTCTTCCCTTTGTTGTGCGGGGTAATCCCCTTTTCAAATCGACCTGTTAATCCCGTTGAAATACCGTGATTTCTTAATGTGCATTTGAGCTTTTTTGAATCTATCTGACGCTCAAACTTCTTATTAAACATATCCACGATTTCGTGATAATGCCTTCCGGGAGTTATTTTTCTGATATAATCGAGTTCTTCTTTAGTATAACGTTTTACTTTTTTAACCAATTTCTACCCCTCCAGCATCTTTGGGAGCTGTAAGTCCGCGTTCAGCCCTTCTTCCTTAAGCTTTACTGCTCTTAAGACCGTATTAGCGTTGTCGATTATTGTTGATGCGATTTTCACAACCGCCTCCGACCTTGCCACTTCCACGTTAAGCTTTTCTTGTGTCATTTCCTCATCGCCAAGCCTTTCCAATTGTGCGAACAGGTGGTTATTTAAGTCCTTCAAAGTGTTCTGCATATTCTGCCTCCTTTCAGTCCCATTTTGATTCTTTGAAGTATACCCACGTCATAGCTACAAGGGCTATCCATAAGCCGTGTACTACTATTTTAACAACTATGTCGTCAGCAAATGATTTTGTTTGATTCAGCACTAATGCAACGATGAATGTTCCGTACCATATCAACGCTTTTTTAGTTTTCATTGTCATTTCCTGTTCCTCCTTTTTTAATCATATCCGCCGCGATGTTATTTGCCAGCGAATGTACTAATTTCGTCACGTCGTCCCCGTTTACGATTATGACAGGGAAGTTCCCATATTTCATATAATGCTCCACAGCCATTGCAGGTATGTGGTAGTCCCATCCGCCTCTTGGTCTTGAGGGGGTAGGAGGCACTGTCTGAATTGCCGTTCCGAACTTATATCCACCCCGCTGTAATCCGATTCTTACCAGCTGTATTGATTTGTTAATGCGTTCAGAACATTCTTTTACGGTTAGAGTATTGTTTTTCATATTTCCAAGATCCTTTCATTTCGATTTTTATCCTTTCAGGGTATAATAATTCTGAAAGGAGGTGTTTCTGCATGAGCAAGAAACTGAATGACACTTTGATGTATCTAAATTCTGATTATTCTATCAAGACTATTGATATGGAGCCCTGTATTTATAGAAAAATTTCAGATAGATACGATATTGAAGTATCGGGATTAGATAATTCATCAAAAAGATTTTCTGCAGATGTTTATGTCTGGGACATATCTAACGGAGACGGAATCGGAGCCACAACTGTTGAGAATATTCATGGTATAAAATCTGCAGACGAGCTTAAATCTGTACTTGATTCTCTTTTTGTGAAATATTATTCAATGAAATAGTATTCAGGATTAAAGTTAAATCATCTCTTGTTAGCTTTTTGTCTTCTACGAGTTGGTTTAACTTTTTCTCATTTTCTGACGACCCAATTATTTTAAATCTACGCCATATATTTTCCATTTCTTAATCACCTCACTTTCTTGTTCAATCAGTTTTCGTATTTTCCGAAAGAAGATTTTAAAAAAAATATTTCAAATATATCTTTTTTGTCAATTTTTAGTAAACTCACAATTTTTAAAATCTCACTCCTACTAAATTCAGCTTTATTATTTAATTTAGCACTTAAAGTAGAACCTGCCATGCCTAATTTAGAGCAGAAATTTAATTCGGTCCCAAATACTTCTTTTATTTTACCTCTTAATTTACTGTTATCAAATTCCATAAAATCCACCTCTTTTCTTTTCGTATTTTACGAAATAATTATAACCTAAGTTTTTTTGAAAGTCAAGAACTTTTTTCGGTATTTACGATTTTTTTTTATTTTATTTGATTTTTTGTTGTAATTTCCGAAAAAATGAGGTATACTATTAATACCAAAATTAAAGGAGAAATAATTATGTCAAATAAAGAAAATATCGTTGATTTTGGGACGCGTTTAAAAGAAGCCCTAAAAAGAAATCAAATGAGCCAATCAAAACTTTCTGAGCTTACAGGTATCAGTAACGCGGCTATCAGCGAATATATATCAGGAAAATACGAACCTAGTAGAAGTCGAATATCTGAATTTTCAGACATATTAAAAGTAAATGAAGTGTGGCTAATGGGATATGACGTCCCAATGGAAAAAGAAGCATTGAAAAAAGAAGCTCAAAAATCAAAAACGGATGAGATTGTTCTCACATCTGAACAGGAGGCAGAGCTACAGTATATCATTGAGCATAATATGCTATTTTTCAAACGTAATAAAATGGATGAGGATGATGCTAAGAAACTGGCTGATATTTTAAGAGAATTCTATATCGAAACATTAGAGCAGAAATAAAATTTTAACGGGAGAGAAGAAGATCAATGAAGAAAAAGGAAATTTTTGAACTTGCCAAAAAGCTCGCAACGGAATACCGCTCCGACCCGAAAAGATTGGCGAAAGAACTCGGAATTGTGGTGAAATATCGTTCTTTTAACAATCATTCAGGAAGCTGCATAAGAATGAATGGTAAGCAGCTAATAGTAATCAATAGCAAAATGTCCGAATTGAAACAGCTATTTGTTTTGGCACATGAAATTGCCCATCTTTTATTGCACCCTTACGAGGCTACCATCATAAGATATTTCAGTTTTTCTGAATCCAAAGTAGAATTTGAAGCTAATTATTTTGCGGTAGTGTTTTTCAGTGAGTCAGAAATAGAATTTGAAGAAGATGAAGAAATAAAACAATTAGTCAATAACATTATATTATATTATAAAGGAGTGATTCAATGAAAAAAGTATTATTGTTTTTAATTCTATATGTTGTATCTTTTGCAACACTAACGCATAAAGAAGTTACAACAGGAGAGTACAAAGGGTTTAACAAGATATCGGGATTTACCGATAGCGATAAATTCGATGTTTATGTGAAAGTAGTTCGGAAAGGGAATATGATATATAACGATATTAAAATTATCCCTAATTATAAAAAAGTGGATCTTAAAGAAAAACTTTCAATCAATTATAAAGGAAAAAATATAACCCATACACGCAAGGAATGGTATGACTTAATAAGTAACACGACAGGAGGAAATGAATTTGGTCTGTCTGTAATTGAAAGAAATTTCCCTGATTTATTTAAAGATTTTGAGGATAATAATATATTTGCTTATGAGTATGAAATAAATCGATATATAAGAGATGAACTCGAATTATCAGCCCCAAATGAGACAGTATCAGAAATTAAGAAAGATGATAGTTTCTGTAATGACCCAAATATATCTGCAAAAGACAGAAAATTATGTAACGCGGTATCAGAACAAGAGCATTTGGAAAAAATGTCGGAATCTGTTAAGACAAAAAATAATGATAAAACGGATAAACTTGAAAAAGCAGCCAACTTTCTTTTAAAGATAATTCCGTTTTAAAACCAAAAAAAAGGCCCTGCGACCAACAGGACCTTGAAAATATGTGTGATATACACGACATACTCTAACCAAGTAAAGTATATCACACAACTTTAAATTATGCAAGGAGTGTGATTTTTTTATGAGAAAACCAAATGGTTACGGAACAGTAGCGAAATTAAGTGGAAAAAGGAGAAGACCGTTTGCGGTAAGAATTACGGCGGGATATACGGACGAAGGGAAACAAATATACAAGTATCTTGGATATTATGCGACAAGGAAGGAGGCGGAATATCAGCTTTCACTTTACAATGCGAATCCATATGACATTAATTTGAAAAATCTAACTTTTAAGGATGTCTATAAAAGATTTTATGATGTGAAGAAAAATACTGGAACAAGTGAAAAAAGACTGAAAGCATACGAATCATTCTTTAAGAAACTTGCACCGCTTTACAATATGAAAATGGTAGACATTAAAACTCCGCATCTGCAGACATTATTCGACACATTTATCGATTTTTCTCCGCTGTATGTAAGAGAAATCAAGTCTTTTACGGGCTTTATTTACAAGTACGCAATGGAAATTGACGTGCTTGACAAGGATTATACGAAGTTTCTTAAACTTAGAAAATTTAAGAAACAGAGAAAAAACAGCATATTTACCATCGAAGAACAGCAGAAATTATGGGATAACATCGAAAGCATTCCAGGAACAGATATTCTATTAATATTAATTTACACAGGTTTCAGGGTAAATGAATTGCTATCTGTAAAAAAAGAAAAAATAGACCTGGAGAACTGGACTGTGACATCAGGATCTAAAACAGATGCAGGAAAGGAAAGAGTAGTTCCGATACATCACAGGATACAGCCCTTGATTATCAGATATATGCAGACAGATGGAGAGTATCTTATTCCGAATTACAACTTTAAATCTCATATGAACTACTCCAGTTTCAGAAGATATTTTTCTCAAATTTTAGAAAAACTGGAAATGGAGCATACAATACATGATACAAGATACACATTCATTACATCTCTGAGAGAAGTGACCGACAATAATGCGGCCATTACAAGCATTGTCGGACACACTAATATACAGATGACGGATAAATATACTTTAACTAATATACAAAAAATGAGACAGGAAATAGACAAAATAAATTAATTTCCTGTCTCCTCAATGGAGTATTTTTTTTGTATATTCTGTGTATATTATAGGTTAAATTTTTGATGTTCTCACACAACATTTTAATTTTAATTTAACTAATCAAAATACATAGAATACAGTAAAATCAATGCTTTCAAATACTCCGCGATTAAAATATTAAACTGTAACCAGTCTTTAC